CATGAAACGGAAGTAGAAAGGGGATACGATGAGGAACTTAGCAGACATAACCAAACCTTTTCGGGGGAGTGAAATGAAAGAAAAAATTAATGCCGTGCAACGGCTATTCGGATTCTATGGTTTTGTAACTTCACCGCTATCTCGTAGGAAGATATCCCATTTAATTTGTCGAGGTAAAACCATTGATGAAATTTATGAAATTGGGTGTGATGTTTTTTGTGAGTACAAAGGAAAATAAATATGCAATTGAATTCAAATAACGGACGGAGTTTAGGGGGGCGTAAAGCTAGAAAGCTTAGAAGAGAATACGCTAAGAAAATGAAACAAATTGGCGATAGGAAATTAGGTAAGCGAAGGTTTGAACACGTTAATCCTGTGACAGACCCAGATGACCACGCCAGACACAATCAACGTTTAAACGATATTGAAAGGGGTAAGTGATTATGAACGCGAAGGATAAAAAACAATTAGAAGATGACATGCTTACATTAATTAAACATTTAATGGAAGATGAAAACTTAACAAAGGGTGAAGCTTTTGTTGTACAGGGTTTTATACTAGCGATTACAGCTAGGACAAAAAAACAATCAGACACAGTGATTGATAATGTTCTGGGTTTAATTGAAAGTTTAAAAATATCTAAAGAGAAAATTGAGATTCTCAAAAAGGTTGCAGAAAAACTTGTATTTAAACATGGCCCAAGTAATGTTCCGTCGAGGAGTATCCAATGAGGAACTTAATTGTTAGGGAACAAATAAAAAATCCCAAAAGAAATGCAGGCAAACACAAAGATAGACGCGAGCAATATGAAAAGCGTTTAAACTCTCGTGCGATTGCTTTGGCTTTTATCGAAGCAGAAAAAAAGAGAAAGGAAAAAGTATGACATCAGAAAAAAATACAACCCGAAAATGGAGAAACATTTTGAGTGAAGACAAAACCTCAGTGGTGACTGTGAAGTTTAGCAGGGTCATTGAATGTAATGCTGATTTACATTTCAGTGGAAATGATTTATCTGAAGCTGATAAGGATGCGTTGCGAACTGGTGACCATTCGTTACTATCTGAGGGAGCAAAAGAGTGGATTGTTTCTTTGCTAGAGAATCCTGAAGGCAGAGGTATTATTCAGGAAGGCAATATCACTGACGTAATAATCGAAGAAATTACTTATAAGGAGACAGGCGATGAACAAAAACATTAAAATCTGTAGCGGTAACGCAATTATGGCAAGCATCTGGACAGTCTGGGGTGCCCTCGTGGGTTGTGTAATCAAGGATGTATTTACAAACTTTCACTTTGTAAACAATGTAGGTTACCTTGGGGCCCTTGCTATCGGGGGTATAATTGTTTTGATTGGAGCGTGTAATGTTCTTTACACTGTTTATCACTGTGTAGTTTCAACTAGGGGGAAGACTTATGAGTAAACCAGAGTTTAAAGAAAAGATTGACCGGAATATATTTCACAATGACCCGAAAGACTGGGTAGAAACTGTATCAGATATATTCATGGCAATAGCTTTGTGCGGCATAGCTATAATGTTTGCCGGTTTATTAATCGTTTGGTTAGAAAGTTTTATTTTAGGACTATGATTTTACAAAATAAAAAAGCAAGGGAGCGTCACCTAAATGTGTTTAAACTTCGACAAGAAGGTAAGACTCTCCCTGAGATTGCACAAAAACTTGGGGTGTCCAAGCAACGTATTTATTTTATGTTGAAGAAGTATCGGGAATATTTGAACGTATCGCGACATCCAACAAACGAGATTCAATAAGTAACCTCGTTGCTAGTTCAGAAGCTTCGGTAAATTTATCCTGCCGGAGTTTCTGGTCTAGTTCCTCTACCATCTGACGTAACTCATAATAAATTGGATAAGGTGCAATACTGTCACCGCCCATTAAATCATCAGCCGAAAGGGTCTTCGATTTCTGTGTAGCTTCCTGTTGTTGTATCATAATTCATCTCCACTAATCCTGTCTTACCTACCCAACGATACCTACATTTCCAACAAATAACCTCTGTTATTTTTTCTTGTCGGTGTACCGTTAGCCCTACATCAGCTTTTGCCCACCACGCCATACTACCGGAGATAGCCATACCATCGGGTCTGGGTAATTCATTTCCGTACCTTTGCATCTTGGCAGGGTGAGCGACAAACCAAATATGACACCCATATGCCTTGGCAAAGCTTTGTACGCGAGTAAGCATATTGCTAATGCTCTCAGTTTCAGAAGATTCTTTATCCATGATGATGTAGTTATAAGGGTCTATAACTGCCCCTCTAACTCCGTCTCTGGCAACTGCAACTTTGAGACGTTCCAGAATACTATCAATTGTACTGGGCTCGCTAGACTGATGCGTTAAAAAAATGAAGTGATTGTTTACCCACTCGAATCCCTCAGTGTATTCCTCTTTGTTCATTTGATTCTTGCCCTCAAAGAATCTTTTCTTTTGTCTGATTTCCATCAGTCTGGCTATGTGGGTTTCTGGGGCGTTCTCAAAGGAACACACAGCAAACTTCCAATCATGTTGCGAACCAAGGTTGACCATTAACTGGTCTACAAAATTAGACTTACCGCTAGATGGGTAACCAGTCACCACAGTTAATTGCCCCTCAACTACTGTGTAAATATCATCTAAAGTTTTGTAACCGGTCGATTTACCTTTGCCTGTCCCGTTCGCTCTAAGGTTGTTTAAACGTTCTAAAAATTCCCCGGGAGACAGGAGGCCTTCAACTGGGTAAGGTTTCGCGGAGTCTAGTATTTTCTTAACTTCATCTTTGCCAGACTTTAATAACACTTCGTTAAAATCTTTATGCCCATTAAATTCTACAAGGTGACATTTATCCTTGCCTATTCGCCTTGCCAGTTCTTCGGCTAAAGCCTGACCGGCAGTATCATTATCGGTAGCTATAATAATTTTTTCGCATTCTTTAATGACTTCGTGAGACTGCCAAATATATTGGAATCGTTTATCTTCACTGGGGTCTACCTTACCTTCTGATACTTTTATCGGGGCCCCTGTGGGAACTGATACAACATTGTCAATGCCACACTCAATAAGAGTTAAGGCATCTATCTCTCCCTCCACAAAAATCAGTGGCTTGGTTTTGTCAATATTGTCTATGTTGAATAGAAGTGTGGCTCCACTTGCATCTTGTGTAAAATCTTTACCTTCTAATGAGCGGTACTTTACTGCCATCATTTCTCCGTTCTTCGTGTACGGAAATGCAATTGACTTAGCCTTTTTATTTAATCTGGTAAACCATTTCTCTGCCCCGAATATTCCAACTACCTTGGCTGTGTTTTGAGATATGCCACGTTTTTCTAAAAACTCGATGTGGTCTTTGTCTAGGTTTTGTACTACTTGTGGTTTAAACATTTTTTGTTCCTCTCTATGTTGGTGCGGTGTGGGGCGTTGGTTAGGAGATTGATTGTACACCCCACTTTCTCCGCAATGATGACAAAAGAATACTTCTGTTCCGTCAGGTTTCTCCGAAACAACGCAATCTTTTGAATTTCTTTTTTTTCTATCCTGAGAACAGCGCGGACACGCAATGCGTTTTGACACTAGCATTACGTTCTTTTATTGTCTTTGCGATTTGCTTTTCTATTTCTTAATCTTAAGTTTGCCAAATTCGATTTTCCCCCTCTTCGTATTGGTATCTTATGGTCTATGTCTTTGCCTTCCCTTTTATCGGCTTTTCCATTTTTGTTTTTGTCTACCCCTATTTTATCAAGTAACCGTCGAGCGCGTTGTCTTTCTATCTGTTTTTTGTTGTCTCCCCTCCGTAACTGCCCTTGATATTCTTTCTTGTAATTTCTTTTAATTGTCATACTCAGGCTCCCTTTTCGGTAAAAAAACTTCTACATAACTGTTACATTTAGGACAGGTAAGGTTTGTAACCATCCCAAAATATTCGTCTTCGTGTTCGATGTCATGGTCTCCACCCCAAATTAACTCTGTTCTACAATGCCAACAATTCATTTCCTCTCCTTACTGTATATTCCACCCACACGCCCCCCTACCCCCACTAGGTAGAAAGACGGAAGGCTCCACCCCCTAAAAGGTACTGTGACACTTAAGCCGTAGCTTAACCCCTCGACTTCACAGTTCACGCCAGTCGCCAGATTTTACGGATTTGCACCGCTTTGCTTTTGCAAAGATACTGGTAGGTCTTTTCTTCCGCGCGGTCAACCTGAACCCTTTATATCGTTCGGAGTACGTCAAATTAGTATAACTATTTTTTCATCCTGTGTGTCAAAAAAATAGCGTTTGCCGAATTTAAATAGCGTTTGCCGAATTCTTACTGCCTTGCAATATCAACACAAAATGTAATATTATCAAACTCTTAATAGAATTATACGGAGATTGTATGAGTGATATTAAAAGTCCTCCAATTGTAATTGTGGATTGGATAGATGCTTACCATGAAGATGAAGGATGGCTTGGAGGAGAGAAAGTAGAGTTTAAACCTGATTCAGTATGGTCAGTCGGAATTCTCATTGCAAAAAATAAACACGGAGTCACTCTAGCCCAAACATGGTACCCAGATGATTGCGCCAATATCATTCACATTCCGCAGTCTGGAATTAAATCCATAAAAACGATAGGAAGGATAAATGAAAAAAAGAACAAAAAGTAGTATAACTACTGCTGAGTTTGTACAGGCTTGGCATAATTGTCAACGTAGCCCAAAACTTGTAGCGCAACACTTCGGAATCCATGAAAGAAGAGTATTTGAAAAACGAGATGAAATATTTGCCCAAGACAAAGTTTATTTAGAATCCAAAAAAAGTGGAGTCCGGTTAAAAAAACCTCCAAAAGAATTAGTCCAAAGATACGAACTTGATATAGATGAAGGTGTCATCATTGTGTTTTCTGATGCTCACTATTTTCCAAACGAAACACCCAGAGCCCACAAAGTTTTGATTCAGTTGATTAAAGAATTAAAACCTAAAGTAATTGTTGCCAACGGAGATATACTGGATGGCGGTTCTATTTCAAGGTTCGGGGCAAGTGGATATAGTACGCCACCAAATTTAAAAGATGAACTGGAGTGGCTACAAAAATGTCTGGAAGAAATAGAAGAGGCTAGGCCAAAAGGCTGTATATTACATAGAACAATCGGTAATCACGATTTACGATTTGACAAACGACTGGCCACTGTAGCACCAGAGTTTGAAGGTATAGCAGGCATGAAGTTAAAAGACCACCTTCCACTTTGGGAAGAGTCCATGTCTTTGATGGTGAACAAAACCAGCAAGACTCCAACGATGATTAAACATCGCCCACCAAGCGGAGGGCAACACAGTACATACCAATCTACGTTGAAAGCCGGAACAAATATTATCTGTGGGCATTTGCATAAACTTATGACATACCCATGGGTTACATATTACGAGGCCATAAATGATATTAGACGGTATGGAGTTGACACAGGAACTCTAGCAGACTGGAAGGAACACCAATCATTTGGATACGCGGAAGATAATCCGTTACCGTGGCAGTCTGGGTTTGTAGTGTTGACATTTCATAATGAAATTATGTTACAACCGGAACTCGTGGAGGTACACGACTTTGGAGCAGTATTCAGGGGAAGAGTATTGGAGTACTAAAAAAGTGAGGGCAAAGCATCCACATACAATGCCCTCTTTAGGAAAGGATACAAATATGACATATCAAAGAATTGACAGTCAATTAAATATTAACACAGGGCTTGCAATAATGTGAAATATTTTATACTCTTATTTTTGATAGACCTCTCTATCGTTTGACACACTTACCCCTTTTAGTGTGGTAGAAGCCCGTGCAACGCGGGCTTTTATTTTTTCTGCTGTACTCTGGCGGCGATTACTTTTTTAACAATATCTTTCCAAAAAACAGAATATCCCAAGTCAAAAGCTTCTTTTAAGAAATCTTCCAGTGGAGCTTTCATAATATTTTTGTACTCTTCGTCTACAAGTTTTTTTATATCTTTATCGGACATAAGCTTGGCTAATAATCACAACATAAGGAGTATATTGATTGTTTAATAGTTTGACTATTGATATAGATAACTCTATAGCTTTTATTTTTATATCTTCCATATCTTTATTTCTGCTCTTGGGTTTTTTTTATCAAGGCCCCAGAATATATGTTTCTCTTTTACTTGGCGGTCATTTTTATAAGCATAGCCTTGTAGTAAATCAAGGATTAGTGACTCGTCTAAATCAGGTCTACGCGAAGCATAGTAAATTGTAATCTCAACAGCTACATCTTCCTCCCAATTTTCTCCGGGACCTATTAACTGTTGTTTAAACATGGATGAATAACCGAGTGCTTTGCTGGATTTTATAAATCTAGGTTTACCTCCGAGGACAACTGCTCTTCTTGAATTAGCTTTTGATGCAGGCTCTCCTATTATAGAAAACACTTGCGTGTCTTTTGGGGTAGTGCTATTATTCATTCAAAGGGGAAATAATTTGAAAATTACAAACATACATAATGTGCCGGAGACTCTGGTTAAGTTAGCGAAAACTAACGACTACAGTAAAAATGCTGACTATAGCGTTACTGAGATTATATCTCCTCCGCGTATACAACGTCTACGAAAAATTCATTTTAAACAGATGCAAACAGATGTGTCTGATATGTTATGGCAAATGCTTGGCACTGCCCTTCATAACGTAGCTGAAAAATCACAGGTTAAAAACCATATCAATGAAGAAAGATTAGTTTGCAAGATAGAAGGTGTAACTTTGTCTGGCGCGATTGATGTGCAGATTGTAAACGAAAACAAAGTATCCGTGATTGATTATAAATTTTGTAGTTCTTTTAGTGTTACAGATATAAAACCCGAATGGGAAACTCAGTTAAATATTTATGGATGGTTAATTAATAAAGTAAAAGGTCTTGAGATTGATAAGCTTCAGATTTGCGCGTTAATTAGAGATTGGACTCGTTCCAAATTACTAGATAAATATGAGTATCCAAAAGCACCTATACAGGTTTTGGATATTCCTGTATGGGATTTAAAAAAAACAGAAGATTACATATCTTCCAGAATACGATTACACAAGGAATCTAAATTAAGTAGTGACCTTGGAGAGGAATTACCGTTGTGTAGTGATGAGGAGCGATGGCAACGACCCACTAAATATGCGGTGATGAAGAAGGGGGCGAAGAGGGCAGTAAAACTCTTCGATGATTTAGAAGTAGCAACAAAAGTATGTAACGAAAAAAAGGAAGGAGATTTTTATGTCGAGCAAAGAAAAGGCGAACCTATCCGTTGTACAGGAAACTACTGCGGTGTTGCAGAATGGTGCAGTCAATTCAAAAAAACTGCTCTCGATAAAGATGTCGGAGCACTCTAAGAGCAAAGGGAAGTTTGACTATTTACCTTGGGCAGTTGTAGTAAAGCAGTTAATAGTTATCCATCCAGATGCAACGTGGAGATTTCTACCTCACATAACGTATCCAGATGGTTCAGTTATGGTAGAAACATCAGTAACCATTAACGGTGTAACGAAACATTACATTCTACCTGTCTACTCGAACTATGGGGGTAGGCCAAAAGCAATTCAAAATCCAGATGCCTATGCAATTAATACAGCGTATCAGAGATGCCTTGTTAAAACTATTGCAAGCTTTGGATTAGGTTTGGACATATTCACTCAAGATGAGACAGACGAGTTATATGTTGATTGTGTTGAGAAGACTGAGATTGAAGAACCTAAAGAGGGATTGCAAAATGTTTCACCAAAAGGACAGGCGTATTGGGCAACATTTGTTTCAGAGTTTATGAACACTTGTCAGACAAACGATGAGTTAGTTGACCTTTGGCAGGCTAATAAACCAGAGATTGACAAGTTAAAAGAACTTAACCCAGAGGTGTACGAAATGCTTGTTGAAGCCGCTAAGAAAGTAAAAGAGAAGATAAAGGAGGGTAGATGAAAATAAGACCAATAGAAACTGAAGATGCAGAAGAAATAAGACGTTATAACTTACCTCTGCCTAGTCATCTTTTAACTCAACTAAGGATTGCTTCTATAGAAAAAAACATGTCTATACGCGCAATTATTTTGGAGAGTATAAGATTAAATGGATATGATACTGGTCCTATACCAATAGACCAGAGAAGGACAACTGATACTATTTGAAGAAGGAGATTAAATAATGGCTTATGAAATTAAACCAAACAGTGGTTCACTGTGGACTGCAAAGTCTAAAAAGAGCGCTAAGAGCCCTGACATCACAGGTAAATTAAAGGTAGTTATGTCTGACTTAGATGTTGAGACTGATTACGACGAAAGGGGTAATCAAATTAAGGTTGCTGTGATGAAGCTATCTGCTTGGAGGAAAACAACAAAGGAGGGGGATAAGTTTCTTTCTCTTAGTTTAAACACCTATAAATCTGAAGAGGAAAAAGCTAAGTCAAACAACACAGCAAACTATGAATCTTCAGAAGAAATTAAGTCTGAGAAGATAGACCCTGATATACCCTTTTAGGAGAGACTATGGTAGATGCTTTACATTTTGAATCAATAAAGATGGCTCTTAAACAGGATGCTACCGGCTTTGTTTTAACTTTGCGAGTACATCCTGATGAGTTGCCAGAAGAATTGTTTAGAGATTTTTGTGGAGCACGATACATGGTTGCCATGGCTAGAATTAACGATGATGAGACCCCTGTTTCCTATAGGAATAGAACTAAGGAAGCAGGGATTCTTTGTAAGAATAAATCGTTCTGGGAATATTTATCTAGTGAGATAGGTGAAGAAGTTTCTTCTGAGCCATCTGCTGTAAAAGTTTTGTATTCGATTTGTGCAATCAATAGTCGTGTTGAACTAAACAATAATCCGAAAGCAAAAAAAGCTTTTGATAATATGATGGAGGAATATAATGGTTGGTCAAGAGAAAAATTTGGAGTCTAGTGGTAAGCACGTTCCTTTAATGATTTATATGCCACAGACAATGATTGATGAAGTAAAAGGTTTTGCTACGCATAACAATATGTCTGTATCTGAAGCTATGCGTTTAGGTTTTAAAGCAATAATGAAAGGAGATAATCCTTATCTCAATGGGTATAAGGCAGGCATAGATGACTGTATGGCCCTAGTTGATAAATTTATAATTGAGATGCAATCTAAACAAAGCGGATTTGAACAAGATATAAGGAAACTTGTAAATGATTGAGGACGATGCTGTAAATCCAAAACATTACAAATCAGAAATCGTTGAAACTATTTACGCGTTGAAATCTGCCTCCAGCCGGGAGGAGTTTCAAGGCCACCTACGTTTAAACGCTCTTAAGTATTTAATGCGTTACGGTAGAAAAGTAGTCGATGGAAATGCCTACGCAAGTAAATTAAATGATTTACGCAAGGCTATGTGGTACCTTAAATTTTTGGAAAATGAAATTAAAAAGGAAGATAAGCATGGGTATAGGGGGGCGGAAGTCGGAATTAAAAATGAAAGTTCATCAATATATGAAAAAGGAAATGAATAGAGACGGATTTTCTCCTAATAAACTTGCTGAAGCACTCGAAACATCTGCTAATTTAATTAGAGAATCGCTTCTTAGGTTAGAAAGAGATGGCTCTGTTTATAGAATGCTTATTCCTGATAAGAAAAGACAATATGTTTATTTTGTAAAAGAGCAAACTCCTCCTGCGTTAGGGGGTTGGAAGAATCTTGATAATATTGATGTGTCTTTATTCGCTAGAAATAGATTAGAAAAGGGAGGCAAATGAAATTAATAATTAGTTTTTTATTAGGAGTTTGGTTTTCTTGGGGTTGGATAGAAAAGTATAACGGTGAGACATTTGATTTATGGACTGAAGCTTACACAGTTGGTAAAGACGACGGTTATAGGTTAGGTCGTTCAGAAGCTTCAATACACTATGACCATACATTTCAAGAAAAAGAAGCTATGTGTTTATTTCTTTATGCAGAGAAAGGAACAGTTTTTGGAACAAAAAGGGTAGAAAATTAATGGGCAACAAAGCTCTGTGTCTGCCTAATAAAAAGTATAAAATTATATACGCTGATCCGCCTTGGACTTATAAAGATAAAGCTTCTTCTGGTAAAAGAGGTTCTTATTACAAGTATGAACTACAAGACCATAATTGGATTTGCAATTTATCTGTCAGAGATATTGCTGACGACAACTGTGTTTTATTCCTGTGGGTGACTATGCCCCAGCTTCCAAATGCTTTTGAGGTCATAAATTCATGGGGTTTTAAATATAAAACTTGCGGATTTACATGGGTGAAGAAAAATAAAATTAAAGATAGTTGGTTCATGGGTATGGGAAACTGGACGAGATCTAATTCAGAACTTTGCTTGCTTTCTGTAAAGGGTAAACCAAAAAGAATCGACGCAAGTGTTTTAAGTGTGGTTGACACTCCAATAGAAAAACATAGCAAAAAACCTGATGTGGTAAAAGATCACATTGTTAAGCTGTGCGGTAATTTACCTCGCATTGAATTATTTGCTAGACAAAAAACAAAAGGATGGGATTCGTGGGGAAATGAGGTTTAAATTAATCCAAACAATACGAGGAAATAATTATGTCAACAATAGAACTTTTAAAAGAAAAAGGATTTAAGGTCACTGAAATAAAAAAAGAATTGACCGATTATCAGAAATGCAAGCTACCACTGATTCAAGAGGACGGAAAGACGTATTTGTGCCAACGCGAAAGGAAAAAAATATGACGGAATTTACAATCAATGAGTCTAGAAAAACAAGTTTAAACATTGGAGAACCCTCGAAACCTCCTTGTATTTTAATAGCTACTCCTATGTATGGAGGAATGTGTACAGGCCATTTTACTTTAGGAATCATAAATACAATTAATAGATTTAGGCAGTTGGGGATAGAATGCCACCTTGCTACCTTGATGAATGAATCTTTAATAACCAGAGCTAGAAACGAACTTGCAAGAATGTTTTTAGACGATGATAAATTCACTCATTTAATGTTTATTGATGCTGATATTTATTTTGAACACGATGCGGTAGAAAAACTATACAACCACGACGAAGATATTATCTGTGCCTTATATCCTAAGAAAGAAATAAACTGGGAAAGGGTAAGAAAAGCTGTTGAGAGTAATAGAAAAGACTTAAACTATTACGCTTCAAATTTTGCATTTAACTTGCCGTTAGGGGTTGACGATTTAGAATTAAATAAAAAAGGTTTATTGGAAGTAAGGCATTCAGGTACAGGATTTATGATGATCAAAAGAAAAGTTTTTGAAAAACTCTCTAGTCATGTTCCTGAATATAGATCTTCTACTTTGCAAGATCCTTCCGGTAAATATATTAAACCCATAGCAAAGCAGTTTTTTGACACTAGCATAGACAGCACAGGGGCTTTGTTATCAGAAGATTATCATTTCTGCGAACTTTGGTCCAATCATGGAGGTAAAGTTTTTGTTGATCTTAATATACATTTAAAACATATTGGAACTCATATATTT